ACCATTTGCGGTAGCGTTAATCGCAGCAGTATCTGCTCTGATTACACGCAATCCGTTTGTGTACTGAAGGAAGTTGGCGGCGGTGAACCAATTTTCAAAGTTATTTGAATTTGGTTTACCAAAGATATCGACCAATTCTTGCTCTGAACCGATTGGGATGATTTCTTCTACTGGGCCTTTTGAAAAGCCCGAAGCAATCGCACCAATTGAAGTTGCAACAGCAGGAACGACATTGGTCAAGTCTATCTCTTTGACGAGAACGCCTGGGGATACTTGAAATGCCATCTTTGTTTTCTCCTTTGTGGATTCAATAATTTAGTTTAACTCAAACTTACGAATATATTTATAAAATCGCATCTCTACACTTTTGGTTTTTATAGGTTCTCTAGCATATAAATAAATTCATGTCAGAGTTCTACCAAAAATACAAAGAAACAATTAAACGTGTGTCGCAACGTAATTATCGTAAACGTATCATCTGGGTAAATGAATACCTAGAAGATAAGTACTGTCACTACTGTGGAGAATCCGAAAACGCATGTCTCCAATTCCACCCACACGAGGCAGAAATACGCAAACGCACAAAAAGAAAGGGACTTAATGAAGAATCTAGAAAAGAAGTTAAAGATTTCATTCAAAAGTCCAAAGTTGTTTGTGCTAATTGTTACTTAAAATTAGATAATGACCTAATTGATATTATGTAGGTATTTGCCTATTTCTACCAATCTGAGTCGTGTGTACGAACTACTGGACTCCATCTAGTACCATACTCATCTATAACAGTCTCACCATAAGGTTCTTGAATACCATCATCCATAAACCCAAACGGTGCCATATCCTGTTCTAATTGATTCTGTTGTTCTGCAAACATCCTTGCACGAATATCATCATCTGTTAATTCTTTATAATATGTTTGTTCTATCAACCATCCGAATAATACACAACACATTACAAGGTCATCTGTATGTTCTTCTTCTGCTTCATAGGATTGTCCTTTAAGAATAAAGGTAGATAGTTCTGTGATTAAGTCATAATCTTGGATAAACATCTTATCAGTTTCGATAACCTGTTTAATATTAGAGCAACCTAGTCTTTTTACAGCCTTTGTTGTTCTTACCCCAAGTTGTGCTTTTCCACCGCTAAAACCACCCCCAACGACTTGACCCGCACGACCTCGCATGCTTGCCATTATTAGGTTCTCATACTCCAAGTCAAATTGTAGTGCAGTTGCAACCTGTTCACCAATATCATTTACCTCTATCAATACATATGCCATGTTATATGCTTTCGCAACATCATGTATAATATTAGGGAACAACATAGGTTTAATCTCATTGTCACGATATTTTGCAACAATACGATACGGTACTGTAGATACATCAAATACAATAAATGCAGAGTAATCGTTATTTGTACCTCTTGATACGTCTGCAACAATTACATATGTTGCACCATGTTTTGGTTTTTCATACATATCCAATCCAGCATTAGAAGTAAGTGGATTATGGAATGCCATTGCTTTAATCTTAGCAGGATGTATTAGTGTGTTTGCAGAACCAAGGAATTCACATTCAAACTCTCGTTTAAATTGTTCCTCTGAGGTGTTCGCTATTGTCTCTGTTTTCCACTTTTCGTCACGCCCTGGCACTTGACTCCAGTGTACGTCTACTATATTATAAGAGTTACGTTTGTTCTCTGCATCCACCCATAACTTGTAGAACAAGTTCATACCGTTAGGTGTTGATACAATAATAACCTTTGTGGATTTACCAGATGAAATTGTAGGATACACAGAACTAAAGAAGTCCTCTGCTACGTTAGTTGGAACGAATGCAAATTCATCCAAGAATATCATGTTATAAGAACCACCACGAACAGCAGATGAAGATGTAGAGGATGCAACCACCCTACTACCATTCTCTAAGTCTACCGAACCCTTGTTCCAAGATACCACTCCCTGTTGTAACCACTTAGGAAGATTCTCGTATGCAAGTTGTAGTCTACCAAGAATATCTCGTGCAGTTGCGGCCTTGTTAGCAAGGATTGCCACATTCATGTTAGGATTGAATAGAACGTAGTGAAGAATATAGGATACCATAGTCGTGGATTTACCAGACTGTCTTGGCATCTTACATATAGTGAATCTGTCGTTATGGATTGTGTCTATGATATCTTCTTGGAAGTCATACATCTTGAACGGCACAAGTCCTTCATCAAGAGACACAATCTTGATGTAGTTCTTAATGAAGTATGTGGGATTTTCCATACACTTCTGATATTCAAGGATTTGTTTTTTTGTCCACTCTACAGGAACATTAGATTTCTTTAGTAGAGGGTTTCCAAGATAATGATCATAATTTTGCATAACATAAGTTTAGTGTGACTTATTCTTCATCACTTACTTTTGCGTTATCTTCTTGATATTTTGTATATGCAGCTTTGACTGTATCAGTATGAAACTGTGCAACCATTGCCTTTACATCTGCACTTTCACCAGATGAATCTGCATCTGGAGCAACAGTATGTCTGTGGAAACTTCTTGAAAGTTCCACACCATCTTCTTCAATAACAGTAGCAGTTCTCACTTGAATGTGCTTGAACTGACCTACTACTTCAATTTTATCTTGTTCTGTACGTTTTGTAATCGCCATTATTTTTCTCCTTTTGTCCACCCCTAGCATCCACTAGAGGTATAAAGTTATTTTAACTTTCAGTAAAATAAATAACTGATGCCGAAATTCTAC